GATCGGAAAATATAACCAGACTATATCCCAGCTGACATCCCTCCTCCCGGATCAGAAGCAAGACGGGGTATACAAAGCCGGAGAGAGCTTGGCGAAGTTTGTAGCCGGAGGAAAGCCGGTTGAATTACGTTAAGCAATACTACGAGGAGATCAGCTCTGGGAGGATCACAGCCTGTGAAGAAATAATCGGCATCTACAAACGAATGACAGAGGAGATGGATATCAAAGATGATTCATTTCCATTCTGGTTTTCTGAAGAAACCGGAGAATATGTCATCACTTTCATAGAGCAATACTGCAAGCATTACCAGGGAGAACATGCCGGAGAGCTGGTCAGATTAGAGCTATTTCAAAAAGCATTCATCCAATGTCTGTTCGGATGGCTCGAAAAAGAGACAAATCGGCGCAGATTTCGTGAGTATTTCTTTGAAGTGGCGCGAAAACACGGCAAGAGCTTCCTATCCGGCTGTATAGCCATATACATGATGGTCGCTGACAGCGAGCAGGGCGCAGAAATATATTCCGCAGCCACAAAGCTCGACCAGGCGAAGATCATCTACAACGTCGCAAAGAACATTGTAGACCAAAATGAGGAACTTAAGGCTCTGGTAAAGAGCACAAGAGAGGGACTGAGCTTTAAGATGACCAGATCTATCATGAAGCCACTCCCGAATGAGTCCAAATCCCTCGACGGTCTCAATATACACTTTGCTGCCCTGGATGAAATACATGAGCAGAAAGACCGCAATATGTATGACGTCTTAAGGCAGGGTATGAAAGCGAGAAAACAGCCGCTCATAGGCTGTATTACTACCTCCGGATTCCGGAGAGAAGGCTTATATGATGCACTTCACGACTACGCCGTACAAGTGGCGAAGGGCAATATAAGCGATGACAGGATCCTACCGATCATCTACAAGCTCGATAAGGTAGATGAATGGCAAGAGCCATCGGCCTGGATTAAGGCAAACCCCGGACTCGGGACTATAAAAAGCTACATTCAGCTCGCAGACGATGTCGAGAGAGCCCGGAATGATGCGTCATATCTTCCGACACTGCTATGCAAGGACTTCGACATGAAGCAGAGCGAAGCTTCTGCATGGCTTCCGATGTCGACGATCATCAATGAGACCGTAGTGGACATGGAATACCTCGAGCACAGCTACGCAATCGGCGGATGCGACTTATCAAGTACGCTGGATCTGACATGTGCAACACTCCTGATCCAGAAGCCGCACGATGAGCATCTGTATGTGCTTCAAAAATACTTCATTCCGCAGAAAAAGGCTGATGAAGTGGAAACATCAAACGCTCAGGAGGCTCCATATAAGCTCTGGGCAGAAAAAGGATGGCTGACGATATGCGAGGGAGCATCAGTCGACTATCACGCTGTCACAGAATGGTTTAATGAGATGGTCGCAGAACATGATATCCGGCCACTATGGATATGCTATGACAGGGCACTCGCCGGATACTGGCAAGAAGAGATGATCGAATATGGTTACGAGATGGAGAAGATCGCTCAAGGGCCGTTCACCTGGACATATCCGATGAAGCAGCTGGAAGGACTACTGATCGAGCAGAAGATAGTCTACCAGAACAACCCGATTCTCAGATGGTGCCTGTCAAATACTGCTAAAAAGAGTCTCAATGCGGATGGTATCGAGTCGATCCAGCCCATTAAGATACAGAGCCATAGACGAATAGATGGAATGGTATCGCTCCTGAATGCCTGTGTAGGCTATTTTAAGCATTCAGAGGAGTTCATACCGTATCTGAGGTAGAGAAAGCATGAGTTTTATTGACATTTTCAGACCGCTACGGCGGTCGCAAGTCCAGAGATGGAGAGAGCTGGGCACATATCAGGCCACATTTTCGGTATTCGGGACTGATATATACAACAGCTCAATCGTGAGATCCTGTGTGAGACCTCTGGCGGAACTGTCATCAAAAGCAGAAGCAAAATGCAATGATCCGAACATTGAGCGGATATTAAACGACCGGCCGAACATATACATGAACGGAAAAGCATTCCTCTCGAAGGTGAGAACTCGCCTCGAGATCCTCAATGCAGCGTTCATATACATCGAAAGAGACACCAGGGCGAAGGTAACAGGCTTCTATCCGGTGCCGTATTCGTATTTTGAGGCCCTGGAATATAACAATGGACTATTCATCAAGTTCTATTTTCCGACAGACGTAGATCCGATCGTGCTCCCCTGGGCAGATCTGGCCGTAGTTCGGAAAGATTATATGAAATCTGATATCGGCGGAGACGACAATCAGAGCATTATTGAAGTCCTTGAGCTGATGAGTACAGCAAATCAGGGACTCGTGAACAGCATAAAGGCAACAGCTAACCTTAGAGGCATATTGAAGAGTACAAAAGCGATGCTCGCTCCGGAAGCCATCAGAGAGCAGAAGGAGAAGTTTGTCAGCGACTACATGGGTCTCGAGAATGCCGGAGGTATAGCATCCCTTGATGCTACACAGGACTTTACGCCTATAAAAATGGAGCCCTCTACTGCCACATTTGAGCAGATGAAGGAGATCAGAGAGAACATATACAGATATTTCGGCGTCAATGATGACATCGTGATGGCAAAGATAACGAAGACAGAGGAGTTCGAGAACTTCTACATCATGCGAGTCGAGCCGTTCCTGGTGGATCTCTCCAGAGAACTCACATCAAAGGTATACGGCAAAAAAACAGACGATGACCATAAGATAGTCTATCAGTCTGATCATTTTGCATTTGTGACACTGGATAAGAAGATCCAGCTATTCAGTACAGTCGTTCTGTATGGCGGCATGACCATCGATGAATGGCGCTCACTGTTCAATCTGGATCACATAGAAGGAGGAGATGTACCGGTCCGCAGGCTGGATGCAGCTCCGTTAGATGCGCCGGCAGCAGGCGACGATGATAAGGATGGTGACGACGATGATAAGGACTGAGAGAGAGTACCGTACATTCAAGATTAACACAGAGAAGAGAGAACTCGCAGAAGGAGAACAGAAGGACTACAAGGTGAGAGGCTATGCCTCAACATTCGACGTATATACCCTCTGGAAAGATCCGGACACGGGGAATGAGTATAGAGAGCAGATTGATCCTGACGCATTTTCGGACGCTAATATGTCGGATGTCATATTCCAATACAATCACTCCGGCATGGTATACGCCAGAGTCAAGAACGGCTCATTAACACTGAGCGTAGACAGTCGTGGACTCTACATTGAGGCAGACTTAGGACTGACCACACAGAGCCGCGAACTGTTCGAGGCTATAGATTCAGGATTAGTAGATCAGATGTCATTCGCATTCATTGTAGCTGAAGATGAGTACGACAAGAAGACCAGGACGCGTCATATCCGGAGATTTTCCAAGATATACGACGTATCCGCAGTAGACATCCCGGCTAATCCGAACACAGATATATCAGCTGTATCAGCTCGTAACTTCCTCGACGGAGTGATCGAGGCAGAGAAGGCGGAGCGACTGGAAGAGCAGAGACAGATTGATATAGCGAGAGCACGATACAGATTCATGGAGGTATGACATGGAAATCAAGGACATGAACATGGAGGAAGTTGAGGCTCGCATGGCAGAACTCGACAAAGAGGTCGAAGAAATGGACTCAGCAGAGACCATCAATAAGGCCACAGAGGAGAAGAGAGCCCTGATCGAGCGCAAGACTGAACTCGCAGAGCTTGAGCAGCGCAAAGCAGATGCTGAGGCGCTGGCAGCAGGCGAAGTAGCCCCCACAAAAGTAGTTGAAACACCAGAGAAAAGAGAGGACAAAGACATGAGCGCAGAATACCGCAACGCATTCATCAAGCATCTCATGGGCAAGGAGATGACAGAAGAGGAGAGAACTGCATACAGCGCTATGGCTGGAGCAGGCCCCGTAGTGCCCGAGGAACTTCAGGCTGATATCATCAGCAAGGCAAAAGAGTACGCACCCATCCTTGAGGAGGTTGAGCTTCTCAACGTAAATGGCGGCGTCAAATTCGCAGTAGAAGGTGACAATGCCGCTGCATCCGTACACACAGAACTCGCCACCATCACT